GAGTGCGGCCGCCTGTGCTTCATACTCCAGTCGGGTCTGCTGTGCCGCTCGGCCTAATGCCGTCTCGGCTTCGGTTGCGCCTGTAATGGCGTTAGCCGCTCCCGTAAACCCTGTGCGTATATCTTGCATATAATAACTTATCTTCTGTGCTATAGTAAGCCCTATGAATGCCTTTAAGAGTGCGGACGCATGCATTGCTCCCCATTCGATACCTGCGGCTATACCGTTTATTGCGGGCAACACTATTCCGCTCATATCACTAGCAAAGGTCTTGCCTTGTTCGATTAAGTGGCTGAATACGATACCTGCGTTTTGTATGCCCTCATAGAAGTCCTTGTTCAGTCCTAGTACGGAATGGTTATCCATATCTACGCCTACAAGTTTATCTGCAAGAGTCGTGAGTTCACTTGTCAACTGACTAATGAACGGTGAAAGGCCTGTACCGCTAATTCTAGCCCACGCTTCTTTTAAATGGTTCACACGGCCTTCGTATGATTCAAGGTAATGCTTGTTCGCTTCGGCTTCACCACGGAGTCTATCCTGTAAGAAGTTGAATAGGCCGCCTGCGGACTGCTTGGCTTGGGCAATATCTTGAGATGTAAGGCCTAAGATGATACCTAGCTTAGTACGGCTAATGTTCTTACCTGAAATTAAGTCCTGTACGTCACGTGCAAGAAGGTTGCCCTGTAAGCCCATTGCCTTACCTGTCGTGGTAAGGGTAGACGCAAGAGAAAGCGTTTGCTTAATCGTCATCCCTGCCGATAACGCATTAGGTAGCATGGCTCGGAATACATCACTGATTTCCTGTGTACTAGCACCTGTCGTTAAAGCGGCGTCGGAAAGTTCAAGCATTAACTTCTTACTCATCATTAGCGATTGAGTCCAGTCAAGCGTCTTGCCGTTCACTTCACCCATTGTCATGAGTGTACCTGCCATAGAGATAGCACCCGTTTCCATGGTCTTGTAAAACTCGAATGCTTCCCCTAATGTGTGGTGGAACGCCGCTCCAATGCCCTCAATACCCGTAATAGCGGCGGCATAACCTGCGGCGTTTTCCAATATGCCCTTGACCTGTATCGTACTTTGGCCGAAATGCTCTATCTGTTTACGACTGGCTTGGGCTTGGTCGGCTACCTTTTTGAAAGCGGCTGACGCTTGGTCACGACCTATAATATTTATTTGTACGTCATTCTTTGCCATTGTCTGCCATTTCCTTTCTTATGTTGTCAAGGGTGTACACTTCTAGCGCTTGTATTCTGTATAACAGGCCTGCCGTCATTTCTATATCAAGCATAGCTGCTACTCTTTCTACTGCCGTATAGTCTAGGCCGCAAGGAATAGGTACGCTTGCTCCCATTCCTGCACCATATGAACAAAACCGCCATTGCGTCTGAACGTGTGTCCATAACGCAAAGGCGGTTTCATTTTCTAGCCACAAATAGGGCTGTCTATCTTCGCATGTATGACAATCAACGTTTTTTCCTAACTCTTTGCACATATCGCAATAGTCGGATTTTTCGTTCACCCATTGCCATACCTCGACTAGTTTTTTTCGGCTAATTTGTTACCGTATGTAAGGCCATAGCAAATTTCTGCAAAGGCAAGGCATACGTTATTAGGCAAATCACCAAAGTCAAAGTCACCGAAACAGCTGTCCAGTATCCAGTCATAGCACGATTCACGTACATCAAGGGCGTTACGTGTGTCGCTAATCGGTGTCTTTAACCAGTTCTGGCCGCTTTCGTCCAGTTTCTTACGTTCGTTTCTCGTTAAAGAACGATAAGAAGGCAACTTACCTTCTTTAACCAATTTATCCAAAACTTCACGGTTTTCTTTTTCAATCTTGCTAACATCTTGTTCCTTCTTCTCTGCCATGTTCCATACTCCTTTTCTAATAAGACGCTACGTCGTTAATAAGCGTTACTACAATAATAGAATTGTTCGTATCGTCGGCATAATAGCCTTTGTAGTTAAGGTCTACCTTAACTCCTGCACTGCCTTCGATTGCAGGCGACGTGCGTTCAAAGATAAGTTCGGGAATAAGGAACGATAAGCTGAATTTATCTCTAGTAAAGATAAGTTCAAGCGACGTTTCTTTAATATCTGCACCCTTCTTAATAAGCGTATCGTCTACGAACAGAGCTTCAATACTACCCGATACGGCCATTGTACCTTCATTGATAGACGGACGGGAATTTTTACCGTTAAGGCAATAGGTATCACCGTCAAGGCCGTTGTCCATATCAAGCGTCATTTTACGGCAAATACCCAACACTTGGCCGCCTTCTTTAACAGTAGCGTTTACGTTGTTGAAACGGGTAAGCGCTAACTTATCGGGCGTACCTGCCATTGTGGTGGTTTTTTCATCTTCGTTTGCCGCCATCGTATCTACGGTATACGTCGTTTCATTGTTCCCAACTTGCGCCGTAATGCTCATTTTATTACATTTAACACCTAAGTATTGGAAGAATAAATTGATGTCGGGAAAGCCTTTTTCTACTGTCATAGACGGGATTTCATCGCCTACTTTAAAGACGTGCTTGTAAAGCCCTGTCGGTGTCGGCGTACCTGCGCCTGTTGTAACTGCCGCCGATGTCGGAGCGCCGAACATGCCCTTTAACACAAGGCCAACGTTTCGTACATCCAACGGCAACTCAAGCTGACCTGACGCTTCAAGCTGTCCAACGCCTGCTTCTGTTGCGTCACGGCGGCCTGTGATTGTGTTCGTTTCAATCAAATTCTGCTTTGCGGCAAGGCCGTTCTTGTTGAACGGTACTCGATACGTTTTACCTGCCGTCGGCGCAACGCCATACGCTGTTTCAAACGAAAGGTTTGTAATAGATTTCATGCCTTTAGCTTGTTTAGCCATTCGTTTTATCTCCTTTAATAATCAAGAATTTCACCCATCGTCGGTTCTATTTCAGTTTCGATACGCATGTATCCAACAAACTGCGGAAACGACGCTTTAGGCGATAAATCGTACTCAACTTTACTTAACGGGTAGCCGTGGTCGATAGCACATTTAGCAACAACTTCATAAATAAGCTGTCCTAACTCGTCTACTTCTACTGCACCCTTTAGTGTAATAGTATCGGCTTCGGGATAGCCGCCAAAAGGCTGTTCCGTTCCGTCTACTATCATTGCGGTATTACTGATAGCCCACACGATGACCGCCGAATAGGTATAGGTGTCTAGCCCTTCACCTTCCAACTTGTTGTCATTCATGACAACGATAAAGGGACAATCTTCCTCACTCGGCGATTCACGGGGGTTGCCGCCTACAATATATTTAGGCTTCTTGTGGAAATGCTCTGTACAATAGTCCTTTATATCTTGCGACTGTGATATATCAGTAAACCACGCATTCATGATTTTTTGTAATGCTAGTGTGTGTTCCATGCATTCACCTACTGATATACTTTATACGCTCTGGTACTTGTCTTAGCCGAACGGCTAGTGTTACCCATTACATAAGAAATGATTTTTTCTCTTACCGTATCGGCCGCAACTTGCTGTACCTTCGGTAACATTACAGGGAATGTCGGTCTTGCCGCCGTGTTCGTCATTGTCGTACCTCTACGTAAGATAATGCCTGCGGCGGCAAAGGCTCTACGGGTCTTATCGGATATAGGCGTTTGGAAACCTTCTTGCTGTTTACTACCGATGAGAACAGCGGATTTACTTAACCATCCCACGGTTACTATGCCGTCTTTAGCTCTACGGCTGTCGTAACCTACTGCCTGCCTTAATCTACCCATTAACGGATAGGTGCGTTTGGGTGTGTGACCCAATGCCGCTTCCAACAACCTACGCTGTTTAGGGGTAAGACTTCTCGGTGCGTAAGGCTTGCCGTTAGGCGCTCCTGACTTAATACCCTCTTTAATAACCCGTTGTGACTTCCATGCCGCTGATTTAAGGGCTGACGCTATCCATTTAGGGTTGTCCTGTGCGGCTTGTAACAGAAAGGCGCTCGCCTTATCCTCATATTCTATTCGTAAGTCCATATGCTCACCGCCTAGAATACGCCGTTGCCGTAAGGAACAGCCGATTCCTTGTGAAGGAAACGTAACCGCCACACTACATTGGGTACGTGCTGTTCCATAGCCACATAATTAAACCGTATGCCTTTATACTCTATCTTATCCCCTGCGTGCGGACTGGTAATGCCCTTTACAGGGTCGTCATATAGCGTAAAACTTGCGTCGCCGTAACTTCTATCAAGCCCGTGCGGAGTCTTTTTAGTATCGTTTACGCCTACTTCTGCCATCGCTAGAATGGTGCGGCTTTTATCCCCTGAAATGTAGGTAATTTCTTCGCCTGCGTCGTTGAAGAACACATCTATATCAGTTGCCATGTGTTCGACTAGGCGGCTCATTAGTTCTTACCTACGGTGTCTTTCGCCGATACTTTAGGCAAGCCTAATTCATCCACGTTTTCGTCACTATGCGTTTCTTCGCTTTCCGTTTTATATGCACCCGTGTGTTCGGAAAGCTCGCCGTCGCTCGACTCGATTAAAGCCTTGCCCTGCACGTCGTCAATCTCGAATACGTCACCTGCGACAAACGTTTCACCGTTGTGTTGTACTTTAAATCTATTTACCTGTACTAACATGTTATCTCTCCTTTACGAAAACAAAGGGCAAAAGGCGCTCCTCACTGGAACGCCTATTCCCTAAAGTTATTACATTACTTTCAACGTGTACCAATCGTCATACGTTGCAGGTACAGGCAACATTGCGGAAGATACTGCCAACTTCTTAGTGTTGCTTTCAATATCATCCCATACCTTCGGAACAAATGCACTTGCATAGGTCTTAAACTCGCCGTTTCCTTCCAACTGCGTGATAGCCGCAAACAACTGCTTGCCACGTCCAGAAATGCCCATTACTACATAGCCGTCGGGAATAAAGTGCTGTGCCGTTCCTGCGTCGTCCGTGTATACTGCGTCGTATACATAGATAGGCAAGTTGCCTAATTCCGTAATAACGCCGAACAGCGTAACGGAAGTGCTTAACACTTTCGGCGCAATGCTCATGAGATTGAGATTTGCCTGCGGACGGAGCAAGAAGTCCTGCGTTTGCTTACATTTAAGCAATGCCGTTGCCGTCGTGCTGTTCATTACTACATAATCGGGCAACAGATTAGCGTTCTGCGAAATTGCCTTATATGCTTCCTGCAACACATCTCGCGGCGTTGCCGTCGTCGGGTTGCTCCACATATCTGCACCGCTAAGGGTTTTCTTCTGCGTGAAGTCTGTATACGTTACCGTATCCGTTACAACAGCCGTACCGTTTGCGGCATAGCCTGTAATGTCAAACTTACCGAACAACATAGCCTGTGCGCATTCCCATTCATGGCGGCGTACAATCATATCCTGCAAATCCACTAAGTCACGTGTACGGAGTTCCATTGCACGTTCTGCGGGCGTTTTCGTGGATACAATGCTTTCACCTAAGCCACGCATTTCAACGTCTTTCGTGTTGATGGTGCGGCTCGGAGCTAAAATGGGCGGTTCGTACATGTTCGTCTTACGGCCTTCACGTTGCATATTTACCGTATTGCCGTTACGGGATACGAACGGTGCAAGCGGACGGCCGCCTTTTTGAATATCCATGAGAACATAGTTCGTCGTGAACGTTTCTACGTTCGGGAAGAACGTGTCACGGAAAAATGTGTTCGGTGCATAGGCCTGTTCAATAGCCTGTAACATCGTATATGTGCTGTTTACATCAAATGCCATTGTGGTATCCCCCTATTTATGTAATTTAACTACAAGCATTCCGTACTTGTGCATACTATCAACAACTTTAGAAATGTCACCCGTGCCGCCTTTAAACTTCAACTTTTCTGCATTGAATACGCCTGTGAAGTAGGCTTCGGTGTTTACTTCGTTAGTAGCGTCTACGTCGTCACAAAGAACAGCTACTACTTCGTCTGCGTCCGTTGCACCTTTGTACTTGCCTGTGTCGAATTTAAGCAACGTACCACGGGTCAACTTACCTTCGCCTGCGGCAATCGTAACGCCGTTTGCTACTGCGTTCGGATTTGCGCCGCCAATCAATTCATCGTACTGTGCGGTTGCTACTTGTGTAATGCGTTCTGCCATTATTATTTACCTCTCTTTCTGTTAAGCATTTTAACCATAGCTTGAATGCCTTCTCGTTCTTCGTCGGCTTCGTTATGTACCTTATCAATACCTACGTTTTCCGCTCCCGATACCTTTTTATCGACAATGCTGTCTACGTTCGGTTCGGTTACGTCAGAAACGGCTACTGTTTTTTCGTTTGCGGCTTTAGCCGTATCCACGAAAAACTGTACATCTTCTGCCGTCTGTCCTGTTTCTTTAGCGTGATTAATAATCTGTGCTACTTGTTCACTGCCGTCTGCTAATGCGTCTAACGCCTGCATACGGCTACGTTCTGCTTTGATTGCGTCGTTTTTAATCTGTTCACAAAGGTCTGTGTACTGATTCTTCAAGTCCGCAACGTTCTTGATTTCTACTTTCTTTTCCATGTTGCCGTTCTCTCCTTTAATGATTTTTTGTAAATTGGTAACATCTGTCTTTGCGTAAGCCACAATAGCGTTACGTGCAAAGGCTCTTACCTGTCCGTTATCTTCGGCGGCCTTTTCGCTTACCTGCAATATTTCCGTTGCAAATCCTTCCTGCACTGTTTGATTTGCGTCCATGTAGGTTTCTGCGTCCATCATATCAGAAAGTTCCTCACGGCTCTTGCCCGTGCTTTCGTAAGCGTTGATGATAGACTCCTTAACTGTGTCCAATATATCGGCCGTCTTGCGTAAGTCCTCGGCATAGCCGCCTACACTTGTAAGCGGATTGTGTATCATAAATACACATCCCTTAGTGACTTGCCGCTTCTGCCCTGCCATAAAGATTACCGTTGCGGCTGACATCACTTTACCGTCGCCGATAGTTGTAACTGTGCCGCCTTGACGTGCGTGCTCTACAAGGGCGTTATATATGCCGGTAGCGGCGAATACACTGCCGCCGAAACTGTCTATCCACACGTTAATGTTCATGCCTTTGTATGCGTTTAAAGCGTCTCTAAAGGCATTCGGTGAAGTACATGTTTTGCCTATCCACTCATAAAGCCATACGTCGGTGTCATCAACAATATCTCCGTCGATTCGTAACTCTACGGTTTCTTCGTCTTTGGGGGCGAAATTCCAAAACTTAGTCATCGGTATCACTCCTTTCTTCTAAATTTTCGCCGTCATTTTCGCCTTCGGCTACTGATACGCCTACAACGTTAGGATATACAGGCAAGCCGCTTTCAGATAATCGCTTGCGTTCGATAGCTAACCGTTCTATATTCTCGTTCCAGTCCGTACCAGTCATTTCTGCGGCTTCTTTTTCCCTCGTACTTAGGCCAAACATAACACGCATTTGTGCGGATTCGGCTTCTTTTACGGGGTCTAGGACTCCCATTGTCGGGCCATACCATTCTGCATTGCACCATGCGGCCTTTATTTTAGGGTCGTCAAAAAAGCCTTCAGCTTTCACCCGCCCTCTTGCAACGGCTTCTGTAAGCCATGCTTCGTACACGGGCTGACAAAAATCTCTTGAAAACCACTCACGACGCATTTTAAACCCTGCCCACGCCTGCAACAAAGCGGCTCGGCTTGCGGTATACGACGCATTGAAGGACTTCATAAGCACTTCATACGGAATACCTAGCGCCGCTCCTAACTGCTTAATCAGTTCACGCATGAACGGCTCAAACGTCGATAGATTTCTTTGGGGGTCGGTTGATTTAAGCTCGTACCCTGCGGGAATAGTGTTCATCGTTCCTGCGCCCAACTGCAAAGAGTTCGGGTCTAATACCTCTCTTGTTTGGTGTGTGCCGTTCAAGGCTTCTGCGATAGGAAATTCGGGGTCGTCGTGCTGTTCGGTTTCCATAAAGAATAAAGTGAAGAAAGACTT